AATCACCCGTCACGCTGGAGGTGCGTTTTGTGAGGTATATAAACGAGGTCGCTGACTGGATGTAGCCACCAGCCGGGTTGTTGGCCCATCGAGTGGCGAAACCCACGTTGACGGCTGAAAAATTAAAACCAGAGCTGGCTGAGGCTGCGTATGGCAAACCCGTCAACAACAAATAAGTGCCAGCCCCGGTCAGATCGACCGCATCAGTTTCAATGTAGCTAGTAAACGTAACCAGATCGCCAACACGCACATACCGTGCGTTGAATACATTCATCGTTGGAGGTGTTGTGAATCCTGAGCCTGATGTCGTGAAGCTGGGGGTCCAAGTGCCTACCTCGTACTCCGACATCACGCTGCCCGTGACAGTGACTCCTGATGCAGTGTTCGTAGAGCCGAAATCTATGCCTCCTGTTAACATGTTGACATTTCCAGACGAATCAATCTCAACTTTTTCACCACCGGCAACCCTAAATTTCAGCAAGTCGGAGGCGTGGTTATATTGAATGCGAGCAACCGTGTCAGAGTCGCTGTCTGCGAACATCAAAGCTCCCGCTGAACTATTGCCAGAAACAATTGAAACACCGTGGTTGCCTGTGGTCGCACCGACAACGAGGTCGCGGGTAGCACTGTTATAGTCGCCGGGGTTTGACAAACCGATGCCGACTCGGCCGCCTGTGAAATACGAATCGCCCGAACTGTCCAGCCTAACTTTAGTCGCTACTGCACTATCTTTGAGGTAGAACTCGCCGTTGCCGCTGCTGTCATCATAAAGCCCACCCAAATCGCTACCAGAGGAGTTCTGTGCGCGAATAACGTATGAGCTGCCAGAGGAACTTTTAGCATGCACTGGGGCCTCTATGGTATCCACACCCACGCCAATCTCGTCAGCCGACACGGTACCCACTGATACTGCCTCTGCGTCTTGCACGGACATCGAGCCCAACATGCCCATGGTGGGGCATTGGTTTGGAGCAGTTCCGATATCTATGATCTCAAGATTAACCTTGGCGGCATCAAGTGTAGTTGCCCCAGTTCCACCCTCGCTAATCTCCTTGGTGCCGTCGGTTACCCGAACGTAAGCGGATCCGTCATAGACTGCTTGATCTCCGACTGAGTAAACTCCGAACGCAGTCTGGATTACGTAAAAGTCACCCTGGGTGGTGCTAGTAAAATCCCCGGCACTGTTGGCTACCCCAACGAAGTTAAGACCCTGAGAAAGCGTGTCTGGGATCTGATCTGGATCCAGTTTGTTATCGCTTCCCAGAGTTGCGACCTTATACGTAGTAGTGCCTGACTGAAAGTCGCCTGAGATTGCAGTCTTAAGCTCACCATAGTTTAAGCGCCTGGTACCTGCACTGCTGCTATCAATGATGAACTCATCTGTATCCGCGGCTGGTGCGGATGTATTGGGGAGGTCTTTAACTCGAATGTTGGCCATGTTACTTGACTATTAAATTGGAACCGTCGAACAGATTGTGACCCGTGTCGGTCACGATGTAGGTCGCAAAAACACCAGCATCACTCTGAGTGATTTGACGACCAAAGATGACTCGGTGAATCAGAGCAATCATGCGATGGTCAGGGATAGATCCCCGGAAGTTAGCGTGATAGCTGTAATGTCCAGGCGCCAGACAGTGCCGGCGGGAATCGATAAGTTCGTCACGTCACCGTCCGCGGACGAGGTCATGCTTGAGATAACGCAATCACTCAGCGCCTGCATGCATGTGAACTTCCCGGTATATGCTGCTGAATCGCGGATGACTTTTACTCTGCTTGATGGAATGTCGTTCATAGATTCCAGATTTTCTTAACTTGATTCTTACTAAATTTGCTGTTCCAGCCCTTGTGCTCGGCCTGGTAATAGCCCCGCTTCATAGATGCTCTCTGATCTGGCATCTGGGCTCCGGTGTTGACCATGAAACCCTCCGGGGTTGTTGTGCGCTTCCAGTGCTGTCCGCATTGGACAACGTCATCTGTCCCAATGGGGACGTTCATCTCCAGGGTTTGCCCTGCTTCGTTTTCAAAAGTGTATGTCGGCATAAACGGTGTTGAACACCTCGGTCTTAAAGAGGGGGAGGTTTCCCTCCCCCGTGAGCTATGAACCTAACGTATAATTAGGACTCTGCCTGGAGCGGGATGTAATAAGTCCCGGCCCCAACAGCAGCCCCAGAGCTGTCAACCAGCTTTACCTTGAGCCCGTAGGTAATGCTCCCCAAAGAGCTGGTGGTCTTGATGACCGACCCAGCACTAGCGGATGCGTCCCCCTTGAACGTCAGTGCAGCTGCATCATCGACAACGAACGTTATGGGTTCGTCCACTGGCTTTTGCGCCAGGCGTACTTTGACTTCACTCATAATTGCGCTCCTTGTAGCATGGCGAGCATACCCTCACGATCGGGCGTCTCACCTGGTTGTTCCATTTCTCCGCCGAGATCCACGCCATTGGCCTTGTTAGCGTAGACGCTAACCGAACCCTCTCCGACGGACTCAACGGTTCCCTCAATTGTGATGCTCACAACATCACCCTGGGCCGGCATTACTGCCTCGTCACCGTCCATCAGCTGGACTGCCTCGGCTGGTATATCGAACGAGAATGGCATGATTACTGTCCGTAGTTGGTGGTGCTGTAAACCCTAGCAATGTGCTTGGGCTGGATGTTCTTGGCAGCAGTGTAGAACTTCATACCGACCTTGGTCTGCAAGTTCAGAGGATCAGACTTGTCAGCGCCATTGGTGATGATCACCGATGGGGCGAACGGAGACTGACTGTTCAAGCTGGCACAAGCGTATGCTTCTGCACCGACAACAACCGAACCGTAGTAAGCACCATTGCTAACGTAAGTGAACTGATTACCAACAGCTGCACGGTATGGCAGGGTGGTTTCCACAAAGCGAACACCATGCAAGCGACCGATTTCACCTCGAACGAGAGCACCGGGATCGGCGTAATGATGAGCTGCAATCCAGTCACCGTCGTTCATCAAATCGCGAGCGACCTGAGGACCAACAACGGCAATAAAGAATCCGTTGATTGGGGTTGCCGACTCAATCTTTAGGGACGTGGCGGCGTCGAGGAAGTCAGTAGCATCAACAGCAGAGATGCTAGATCCCCAGGAAGTTGTGCTTCCGGAGTAGATGTTGTTCCCGGATGGGATGTCACCATCATTGCTGAACAGCTCGTCGCGAATGATGCCATCCATCTTCAGAGCTGAGTCTCGCCCAACGCGCAGCGTAGCTTGCTCCAGGTTGTTGAACAACTCGGTAGCGGAAGCAAGATCCGAAATCGCGATGACCTGACCATATTGGTCCAAGTCAACATCTACGGATTCAATCTGCAATGCATTAGCAGCTGGGTTGGTTCCCTCGGCAGTAATTTGGGATACATTGGCAGCATCTCCCTCCTCATACCTAAAGAACCGCATGGTCTTGGACCCGCTCTTTTCTGGTAGAGGCTGCTTGGTTGCAAACTGGTCGAGAACCAAAGTTTGCTCAATAGTATTAAGAAGCTCTTTGCTGAAATAACGCTGAAGAGCGAGTGTCTTTAAGTCGTTTGCTCCGTCCCCAATGGTTGAGGTCAGATTCCTACTAGCATCTGTAGCCATAATTTATTCTCCTATCCGTCGGCCTCGCGAATCATCTTGATGAGAGCTTCCCGTTGCTCAGAGTGAGACATATCGTCAAAACCCTTAGGGCCGGTTCTCCTCATGACGTTCCCTCCGCCGAGGTTTGTTTTCTTTTTTAAATTTGAAAGCTCTGTCTTGAGCTTTTTGTTTTCGATTGTAATTCGTTCCAGGTTCTGAGAGTCGACGTAGTACTTAGCCACCTCAACCGCATCCTGGAACCCAGTGCTGTAAGTCGTCAGCGCAGGTTTGTTATCGAGTAGATACTTGACTGCTTTAAACAACTCACTGTCCGCATCTTTAAGTTCCGGGTTTTGCTCGGACATTTTAGATACAGACTCGGACCACTCCCTCTTGAATTTCTCAACCTCAACAGTCTTTGATGCCGATTGCTTACGGTTCCTGGACTCCTCGGCCATTTGCCTGGCTTGTTCAGCCAGCTCGGGCTCCCCCTCGTCCTC